GAGTACCCGGCAAGGGCCTCGCCCACATCCCGGCCAATCGCCGTATTTGCGATTTTACGATTCACCACAAAGGCGGCGGCCAGGCTGTCCTTGTATACCCTGGCTTCCTCGATGAGCTTAACCACCTCGTCGGCGGCCCAGATGTCATAAGGCGACGGCTGCACGGGGATCAGCACCATGTCGGCGGCCATGATGGCAGAGCGGGCCAAATCGGTGACCCGGGGCGGCCCATCGATGATGATATGGTCGTAGTCGCGACCAAGGGCGCCGATCTCCTTGTGGATAGTCGCCCTGGGCAAACCCACAACGGAGAACAGGGGTTCAACCTCCCGGGCGGCTGCCCAGTCCAGGCTGGACCCCTGCGGGTCGGCATCGATCAGCAGCACCCGGGCGCCGGAGCGGGCCAAGCTGGCTGCGATATTGACGGCCAGGGTGGTTTTTCCTACCCCGCCCTTTTGATTCAGCAATCCAACGATCATGATTTGCGCCTTTACGATTGGTCGTAATTCAGTATTTACGGAAAATCGTAATTTTGCAAGCCAATTATTCGTCCGCTTCTGGTGGCGTATAAAGCCGATACCAGCGGTGTGTATGGGGGTTCCGTCGCTCGGCAACCGGCTTCAGCCTGGCGATTTGTTCCCTGCTCAGGCCGAGTTTCTTCAGTTTCGTGGCGGTCACCAGCCAGGGTGTCGCCGGCGCGAACCGCAGCGGGTACTTTTCCTTGAGGCGGTCCAGCTCGCTTTCGTGATACAGGTGCCAGCCGGTCTTTTGGCCCACATAGACGGCGGACGGCATAAGGGCATCCCGGATCCACTGCTCTTTCGGGAAGCGGTTGGCGGGGCGCAGCATGGCGGGGATCTCGGCCTGGCGGCGGTACACCGGCAACCCGGCGTCTTCCAATTGCAGCAGGGCCGGCGGCTTGCCGAAAAATACCCGACTCAGGGCGTCTTCCCGCTCGGTGATGTGCATGTGGCTTATCCAGTGCTGGCCGGCGCCGTACTGCCTCAGCCACCAATGCCGCCAAAAGGTATCCATCCGGTGAGCGTGCCGGGCGGCCTGCTGGTGTTGCCGGGCATTGTCGGCGATTCGCTCCAGGGCGGCGGCGTGCTCCAGCTCTACCCGGTGCCGCTCTGCCGGCTCGGTCAGGTAGCGCCACACGGCGCGGCAGGCTTGAGCGTCTGCCGTGGCGCGATGGGCGTCCCCCGGCCACTCAAAGCACACATGGCGGGCGGCCACGGCCAGCCGGTGCCAGCGATAGCCGGCGCGGTCTTCGTTCCACTCCCCCGCGAACTCGGCAAAGGCCAGCATGGCGCAGCGAATTTCGGCGGCCCACTGATCCAAGCCGGGCACAAAGGGCACATCAAAGCCGGCGCTGTAAATCACCACGCGCTTGCCGGCGGTGGCGGCACGAATGGCCGGCAGCAGCTCGGCCAGGGTGGGAGCGCCGGCCACCATGGCCGGGCTGATACCGTTGATGCGCTCGGCATCCGGCCAGGCGGTGGCCCGTTCTGGCCGCACCAGGCTGGACAGCAGCGGCTGACCCGCATCGTCAACTATGCCGATCTCAATCACCTCGTCCCGGGCGGCATCAAGGCCGGTCGTTTCGGTGTCCAGGTAAACGGTCTGCATACAGCCCCCTGATCAGAGAAAGTCGACGTCTTCGCGCTGCTGCTGCTCGGTGAACTGGCCGCCGGCGGCAGCCAGGGCAGCAGCGCAGGCGCGGCATGGTGCGCCCTTGTCGATTTCAACGCGAACCGCCCGGTCGTCCCACAGCTCCCCCATACCCAGATCCTTTTTGTTGGTGATTTTCAGACTAGGCAATTCATGCTCTATCAGCCAAGCCTTAATCCGCCGCACCTCCTTCGGGTCGCCGGCGCGGGCGGTGAAAATTCGGACCTCTCGGCCATCTTCCAGCCACTTGGTAATCCTGGCGACCATCGCCGGCACCGGGGCGCCAATTGGTTTGCCGGCGCCGCCGTTCCGCTTTGCCAGGGTGCCGTCCAGGTCGACCCCGATCCATTGCTTGTCACCCTTACTGGCGAATTGCTCGTTTTCTTGCCACATGGTGGCCTCCTTCTCTGTTGTGACATGTCACACCATTACAGGGGTGACAGAATTGGCGGCAGATCCCGGAAAACCCGCCATATCTGGCGGCATTCACCTGGGACGCCTATCGGTGGGCATCGGCCCATTTTGCGGCCCGGATTTCGCTCAAGCCCTCGGTGACAAAGCCGGATAGCAGGACCAGGCGCTGATCCCCCCGGAATATCAGCGGTGCGCCCTTACGCTCCTGGTGCAAGGCGTCATCCAAGGCGGCCAATGCCGGCTCCGGATCGCTGTTCTCATTGATAAGGGCGCTTATATCCAGCTCGTCGCGCACCACAGCCCGGGCCCGCTCTTGCAGAGCCCGCTGGGCGGCTTTTTCCCATGCAGCGGCCTCGCTGCAGGGCGGCGGCGCAGCCTGGGAAGCGCGGAATTGGGGGCGCTCTCTCGATTGGTGGAGTACCCCGGCCCTTATCCAGCAGAAAAACCCGTCAATGGTGACCACGGATCCGGCCTCCATCCGTTGCCGGTCTACGGCATCGAGCCCCAACCGGGCCAGTTCCCGGTCGATTTTCGACCCCGTACAGTTATTGTCAGAACTCCAAGGGGCCGGCTGCCGCCGTCCTAACCCCTGCTCGCTGCGCTCGCCAGACCCCACAGCCATCCGGCGGCGGCTGATCACTGCCCACCCATCCAACCGGGTACGGAGCAGATCGGCACCTTCTGCGCTAACCCCAACCAGGCGCTTCAGATCCTCGCCGTACTTGGAGGCGCAAGGCTTTACCAGGTGGGCAAGCTGAACAGGTCTTTCCTTGCGCGGCATCTCGATCCCGCCCATGGCGTCGATATAGGCGGACCAATCAGCCTTGTCCGCTGCCGCCCTGGCCGCCTCTACGGCCGGCAATCCCACGGCCTCACGCAGCCGGCGCAGTTCCCGCCATACGCTGACGGCCGGCCCGCCGATTTGCTGGAACTGGCGGATCCCCCACAGGCTGGCCCACGCCGCCACGTTCAGTGCGGTGCTGCCCGCTTCTGCCTGGGCTTCGTAGTCGGCCCCGACCTTATGGCCATCGATGTTCTTGGCGACATACTTGGCCACGTAGCCCGTAGCGCTGCCCCTTTCCGGGTCGATGCTCACGGCATCGAAACGCGCCCGGCGGTTGTGCTTCAGCTCTTCCTGATCGTCTTCACATGCGTAGTGCTCAATCACCGCGCGGAGCTGGTCGCGCTGCTCGGGGCGCACAAACAGCAGCATATGCCAGTGCGGGGTGCCATCATGATGCGGCTCGGCGATCCGAAAGCCGTAGCAGCTCACCCCATCACGGGCCAGCTTTGCCCTAACCTTGGCCCACTGACTGCAGAGATAGCGCTGGGCCTGCCGGGGACTGGTGCCTTTGAACTTGCCGTTCCTGGCGGCGCTCTTGCCGCCTTTCTTGGTGGTCCAGGCATGGAACCGTGACGGCGTTGTCCAGGTGTAGAACTCGGCCACATGGCCATGCTCTGCTGCCCAGTCTTCACAGCCTCGCATCCTGACCATCAGCTCCACCCGGCGGTTTTCCGGGTTCGACACGCTGGCGGCGTGAGCTTCGGCCAAGGACAACAGCAAATCGTGCTCATCGTTGACCACCATCATGTCGGCGAGCCATCGCGCCTGGGCGGTCTTGTTGGCCCGGTAATCCAGGGCGGCGCGGCGCGAAACGTAGGGGCTCACCCCCCGGCGGACCTTGCCGGTCAGGATTGCGATCAGCTCGCGGTGCCGGCGGTATACCTTGCGGATCTGCCGCTGCCACCAATCGGCATCCTGCAGGCGAGCCAGGGCGGCGGCGGCCATGTCGAGCTGGCCGTCCGTCGCCTCGCTCTTGATAACCGGCAGCACCGGGCTCACGCCCCACTGTTGGGCCGGGCGCAGGGCCTCGGCCAGCAACTTTTTGACCGAAACCCGCTTGGTCATGCCCACGGTGAGGTGCTGCACGATATTGATCACCATGGTTGCCCATCGCTTTGCCTCCTGCTCCTGGCCTGAGTCTTCCCGAATGGTGGATACAGGCACGGGGATCTTCGCCTGCTCTTTGCCAAGGATTTCGGCGGACTCGCGCAGCCAGATATTGGCCGACCTGGGCGCCCCCCTGGCCCGGCGGCGCTGGTACTCGGCGAACAGCTCGCGGGCGGACTCCGGCTCCAGATTCTTCAACGCCAGGCGGACAAAGGCGAGATCATCCTCACCCACCCGGCCGGCAAACAGGCCGGGGTCAACCTGGGTGCCGAACAGCACGGTCGGCGGCGCTATCGTGATGGTGCTCATCGGAACAGGTCCCACCACAACTCGTCCAGCAGGTCATCCGGCGCGCTGTCGGCAAGCGGATAAGGCCCGCCCAGCGCCTCACGATCGGCATGGAACACCAACACCGGCAGCTCACCGCCACAGGCCCGGGCAAACTCGGCCAGGCGCTCGGCAATCTGCCACTTGGGGAAGAACTCGCAGTCCACAGGCCCAAGGCGCATCAGGTGGCCGTCTGCTTTCAGCAGGGCGGAAAAGTTCGTGGTTTCCAGCAGGCCGGGGCCGTCAGGGTTTCTAATGGCCCGGTAGCTCATGCCTTCAGCCATCTCCAGCCAGTTCCCGCAGGCGCTGGGGGTTACCTTTACCCAGCCGGGCAACTCACCAGGGCGGGCGGCGCGGACCTCCAGGGTCTCGGGGTGAATGTGCTCGATCATGCTCATGGCCGACGCTCCCCATTCATGGCGGTCAGTTCCAGCTCGGCCCGGGTGGTGTCGTTCAGCCTGTCGGTCATGATGTTGCCGATTTCGTGGAGCAGGTAGCCAAGGCCGCGAACGGTGCTGTCAGACATACCGGCGCTTTCGTCCTGGGAGGCGATAAGATCGCCCAACGCGGCCACGCCAAGGGCCAGGCTGGTCACGGTTCCATCATTGGCGGCAATGCGCTGTTTCAGGCGGTCGTTCATGCGGCACCCCCTTTACGGGCCGGGGTGCGGCTCAGGAACACCAGGTGCAGGCCGGCCAGATGGGCGCGGGCCTCGGCTTCGGTGCGACCGAAGGCGGAAACAACACGGATACGGGAAAGCTCGGCCAGCTTGCGGCCTGGGGATGCAATAAGGAATTGGTAGATCATGCGTGTAACCCTGACTGAATTTTCAGTAAGGGCGGATCTGGCAACCGCAAATCGTGCGCCAGTCAGGACGCGCGGCGGGGTTTTGCCGTCAAGCGGCTTGGTCCCAGACCCACACCCCGAAGCATGATCATACAGGCAGAAAGCCTGCTTGATGAGAATAGGGCGTAATTTTCCTGACTGTCTTGGCGCTTGCGGGTGATTAATCCGCCTGCCTTGCCGGGTGATTAGTCCAGCAACCAAGATCATACGCAGGGCGCCGCCGGCTGGCAAGTTGCCGGATGAATCTTTACCAATTCGCGGTTTTGTTGCATAATCCATAACGTTTGACGCCTTGCGTTGAATTTTGTTTATTGAAACTTGGAATTTGGTGGCGGAATGAAGGCTGGCGGGCCTGACTTCCACGAATTAAGGGGCGGCCTTTTGGGGTCGCCCTTTTTGTTTTCAGCCCCTGGCCAGCTTTTTGAAGGCCAACGGATCGCCAATCTGATGCCGGCGCAGCGGCCCGGGCTGGATACTCACGATGCCAAGATCTGCCAGCACCTGGCCGGAGCAACCGTCGTCCTGGATGATGCGCAACAGGTCCGCGTACAGATGGCCGGCGGCGACTTCCTCATGGTCTACCCCGGAGCCGTCGCCAAAGCGGCGATAGTTGAGGACATCAAACGGGGTGCCCTGCTGCTTGGCGGACAGCTCAAAGGCCACCAGTTCCCCCAGCTCCTGCACCAGGGCGGCGCGGCGTTCCTGCAGGGAGGCGGCCGCCGCCTTGGCCAGCGCTTCCTGGGCGCGGTATACCCTGGCGGCCAGCTCATACAGTTCCGGCAGCATCTCTTCCATGCCCTGACGGATCTCGCCCTGAGCTTCGGCCAATTCTTCGATCTCGATGTTTACGCGGGCCTGCTGCTCACGCAGCTCGATCACGGCCTGGGTTATCTTGCCGCCGGCCTCGATGCGGGCCGCCTTGCGGGCTCGCCCCAGTTCGCCAGACTTCTGGCTGGCCTGGTCGGCCTGATTGCACAGCTCCAGCAGGCTCTTTTCCAGCTCGTAATATTTGCCCTTGCGTTGCTCGTAAGCGGCCAGATTGGCTTCATAGGCGGCGCGCTGCTCGGTGACGGCGCTTTGGTCGATGGTGATCATGTTTATCCCTTCAGGTTTTTGGCTAAGTGGTCAATGACGGCTTCTTCAAGCAGGCGAACGTCGCTTTCGGTGAACCCCAGCAGCTCGCGGCGTGGGTATTGCACCGGCTGCCCGCCGCCGACGCGCTCCCGCAGCCCGTATTGATGGACGCGGGCAATTCGGCTTACCGCACCGGTAAAGCTCACGCTGGCAGCGCCGGCGCCGGCTTCTGCCTTCATGTATTTGGGGCGGTGGATTTTCCTGAACATGGCGGCGCGGCGAACGCTCCCTTTCCTGGCTCGCAGTTGACCGCTTCCGCCTGCACGTTCCCGGATCCTGGGCTTACGCGGCTCCATGACGGAGCCGTCCGGGTTGCGGTTCGCCTTGATGCGCTCAGCCTGGGAAGCCCGCAATTGACGGGCAACCGTGCGGATGAGCGCCTTTTGCTGGGCGGGCTCCAGGCTGGCGAGCAGGGCGCCCACCCGCTCATGCAGATCGCTCAGCTCCGCCATGGGTACAGCTCGTCGTTGTTCCAGTTGGGCTCGTCCACCCGGTCAATGTTGTCGACCAGTACGGCCAGAGTGGGATCTTCGACCACATAGGCCATGTTGATGGATTCATAAAACTCCACCTGGTCGCGCTTGGAGTTATCCACGATGCGGCGGCGGTGAGTGTTGCCCTGCAGGTAGATCGACAGGTTCGACAGGGGGGTGATCAGCAGCGACTTGCGAGGGAAAAACGGGGCGGTGGCCAGGGGCAGCCCGCCCACCTGCTTTCTGCGTGCCACAATCTCGGCGGCCAGTTGCTCGGACGGAATGCCGCCAGCGGCGGTGTAAAGATCGTGGCCACGCTCGGCGACCAGATAACGGGAGCACAGCACCACCAGGGGGACGGGCTCGTCTTCCACCAACGGATTGAGCATACCGGCCGCGCTTATCACCAGGGCATCCAGGTTCTTGAAATCCCCCTCCGCCCCGACACGAACCACGCCCGAGCCCGGCAAGGACTCGGTGACTACCTGCTCCGGTGACTCCTCACGCAGTGCCTGTAACCACCCCCGGTTTACATCCTGCAGTCTGGGGTACGCTTCCCGGTTCGTGTCGGCGGCGGCATGGGTGCCATTGAAGCCCACGGCCAACCAATCCCGCCCTTGCTGATCCAGGTGGGTGTTTCTGACGCGAATCTGAAAATCCGGGAATTTGGCCCAGGTATCCAGGCGGTCATAACCGATGGCGGTATCGAAGTTGGTCTGCTTGCACTCATAGCGTCGATCATCCAGCCCGCTGGGATCGTGGGCGGCGCGCTCCTCGCTGCGCGTGTCGGTGCGACCGGCAATGGTGCCAACCATACCGATGCCGACGCGCTCGCCGGACTGCTCGGGCACCTCGATGATGTTGATGCTTCTGAGCAGCTCGCTGCTTTCCTGAGTGCGGGTGTGCATCCGCTGGCTTACGGTTGGTGCAACACTGAACTGCAGCCCTGCCGCTACCTGGGCTTCTGGCACCCCATTTAGCAGGGCTACCTTTCGGGTAAACCCATGGATCGCCTGACGCGTTTCATTTCTCATTCGCTTATCCCTGCTCCAAATATTCGGGCCGGTAGGGCTGGTAGCCTGAACGGGCCATTCGGTCTTTCAGCCAGGCCTCCACATCGCTTCGAAACCAGCGCCAAACAGGGCGCTCACCGCCGGTCAGGTTCACGGGGCGCGGAAACCGCCCATCCTTTGACATGGTCAGGATGGTGGTTTTGTTGACCCCTACCAGTTTGCCTACCTCACCTGAGCAGAGATCCGGTATGTCGAGCTGCAGCTCGTTCTGTTTTTTCTTTTCTGCTTTCATATTTCCCCCCTTGGCGCCCTCGTGCGCCGCTCCACACATGTTCAAGCTCTTTACCGCTCCTTGCCATCGCCGCCGGTTGTACGGCGGAGGTGTACAATGGAAAGTCCTCTCGGACATCATCACCGCTATTGACCTTCCCCTCTATCGGTGGGCGCTCTGGCAGCGGCGGGAGAAGGAAAACGCGCCTTATTGTCTTCCCAGGGGGTTGCCCTTCTCCATTGCTTCAGGCTGTCCCACCCGCTGGCACAGCGAAAACATGGGGCTATGTTGGGCTTGCATGAATTGGTGTCGGGATTGTATTTTTTGCCTGGTGGAGCAGCCCTCCCTGGGAAAAATCAGCCCTCCCTCTCCCTGGGAAAGCCCGCTCGTTGTAACTCGTTATTTCTCGTTGTAACCCGTTACAAATTTGAACCGTAATCACCCGTAGAGCCCGCCAATTCTGTAGCTTTGTTTCACTTTTCAGTTTCGTTAGAAATGGCGCGACAAGCGGAAGCCGCAGGCGCGGGGGGGATCGCGCGGGAATGGTGGCGGAGGGGAAGTTCTCAGGTCTTACCTATTCATCACCATGGACAAACTGGGCTGCATCAGGAGCTTAACCTGGCCTTCAAGGCTTGCGTTTTGACTCCCAGACATCCCAAACGCTTAGAATCGCTCTCAGGGCGCCTTATTTTTCCCGCATCCTGCACATTCTTTAAGCTCCCCAAGCCACACAAGCCGCTTTCGTTGCTTTTTCGAATAAACCTCGTTATTAAGTTACATTTTCACCCTTTCCTTATGCTCGGATGTCTCCGTTTTTATTTAGCCATCTAATCTTTTTTGTCTTGTTTTCTGGCTTTAACGCGGCGTGATTTGCGGGATCTTTTGGTTTGGCAGGGCGCGGGGAGGTGCGGTGATGGTTGCTGGCCTGGCAGACGCGCAGCAGGTGCAGGGGTGCCGGCGGTTCTGCAGGGCTTCCATGGGCTGCCGCCCATACCCGCTCGGGGCCGTGGCCCCGAACCCCGGCACCTCAATCAGCGCCCTGTGTTTTGCAGTAGCAGCAGCAGTATCAGGATCAGAATGATTTGCTCCATGGCGTCCTCCAGTCAGGTGATTGATACGGCAAGCCTACCTTCACGACTATGACGCCCTGGGGCGATTTTTCCGGGTTTGACAGGGACCGGGGGCGGCCATTGAACATAATGGTGATTTGGCGAACTGGATTGTCAGATCTCTATTTCAAAACGGCAGGTTGGCGGCGTTCTGGCGGCCTGATTGCTGGCCGGCCATGTTTTCCAGGCGAAGGCGGGCGCATATCGGATGCATACCAGGTGCATAAGATCAGCGCCGGCGGCGGCAGGGTGAAAGGCTCAAAAGTGTAGGTTTTCGCGTCAGGCAGGCGGGAGGATCCTAAAAGGATCTTGCCAAGCGGGTCCGGTGGAGCGTAACTTACGTACCCAGAAACGAAAAAACCGCCTTGGCGGGCGGTTTCTTCGATGGTTCTCAGCGTTGGCGCGCTTTGAACCTTGGGAACGACTGAAGCGAACAGGCGAGCCCAAAAACAGTTCTTCAAGTTTAGCCGCCGGTGGCGGTTCACTTCAAGTAATTCCGCTCCCTGTTCGCATCTCAGTTGTTCCCCGTGGCTGTCACCATGGCGCGTTTGCGTGGCTGCAGGGGTTGGATTCAAGTTGTTGTTACCCTGCCTGGCCGTGACGGTCTGACCCAAACGGGGAGGCCCTGCACAAGGTCAAGCCTGGGAGGCCAGCCGCTAACCCTTGCCCCGATCACCATTATTCAGCCACAGGCGTGCCATGGAGAAAGCGCGGCCTGCCGCCCCTGGCGGCGAACTGCGGTAGGTGGTGACTGGATGGTATCGGTGCCTGGAATGCGGTGGGAGAGAGGGCGCAGGGGGCTCGGCGAGCTGGAAACGGCCGTCGACGCTGATAGTCTCGGCTTCGCTACTCTTGTTCAATTTCGCCATTTTTGGCTTGAGATTGGCAGGAGGGCGGAGCCTTTGGAAAAAAACGGGGCCTCCTGGTTCGTGCTGTCTGTGGCGCCCTAGCGGTGGCTTGCCTCCGCTTGCACTGGTTCCACACTTGTGGATCTCTCTCCACAGTACCTCTTCCATTATGTGGTGATCAGCAACGGCTGGACGATGTGTCATGCTTTACGGGTGGTGATGGGGCATTCTCCCAGCCAGGCCTGTGCTTCCCAGGAACAGATCGCGGCGGCGGTGCCGGACACGCCCGGGAAGGATTCGCCGGCTCAAAAACCAAGCCGGCGCTCTTGCTGAAGCTATTATTCGTAGATGTGTTTGCGGTGGCCGATGGTCGCGGCCAGGATTTTGACCTGGTCGTCCTCGATGACGCACAGGATCCGGTAGTCGCCGACCCGGTAGCGCCAGAACTCCCCCAGCTCCCCCTTGAGTGCCTTGCCGAACACTCGAGGATCCTCGGCGGGGGCTACGCGCTCACTGAGGTAGTCCACGATGCGCCGGGCGGTTTGCTTGTCCATTTTTTTCAGGGTCTTGAGCGCCCTGTCCGAATACTCAATCGTCCAGGCCAAGCTCTTTCCTTACCGCATCCAGGGAGTGGGTTTTTTCTTCCCCCCGGGTAATGCGGGCAGTGACGTCGGCGGCCAGGTAGTAGTCTTCCAGATCTTCCAGGTGGGACAGGATGGCTTCCCGGGCGTAAAAGGTTTTGGTGCGACCGGTGACGGCCGCCAGGTGTTCAAGCCGCTGCTCGATGTCACTGGGTAATCGGATCGCTAACATGACGGGCTCCTTGATGATTGCTATACATGTATAGCAACATTGTCGTACACCTTCCGCCCTGTTTCAATGATTTCTCAATATGTGGTTATGGGGATGGTTCCGGCGGCCCTGATAGCTTTCTAAAAGATACATTTTAATAAGTAGCTTCCGCCGTTCCTAGCCTGTCGGCACCCTCCCCACACGGGCCATCAGAACGGGGAACTATGCTTCCTAAAACCACCATTTTAGTGGTAGTGGTTCTTATCCGGGTATATTGAACCTTATAAGAGGATAAGAATGGTTCCCATTTTTATGGCCTCTGCCCCACGCTCGACAGGCTGTTAACGCTCCGCGCAAGGCGAAAACAGGTCACACCCGATGCAGTAAACACTGCACACTGCAAACCCAGTCGTGGCGCGACCTGGGGCTGTATACACCCAAATTCCAGCCGGTTAACAGTTGTATACACGAACCCGCGCGGTGCCTGACCTGCCGCGGTTAACAGGCGTATACAGGGCGGTGATGTAATCAACCCCTTGGGTACTCCGGCCTGGGACCGGTGTTAACACCTCCGAGTGCGGCAGAAGTGCGCTTGCAGTGCGCTATGGTGCCGTTAAAGTGCTGTGACTTTCAGGGGCAGGATAGGCGGTTGCTATACCGCCGGCGGCACAACAACCGCGGTGGAATTCGCGTCGAGCGCTCAATCCATAGGGTCCAGGGGCAGCCACATCAGGGCGCCGGCGTAGTCGTTGCCGGCAATGGTCTGCCAGGTGCGCCCATCCTCGTCGATGGCCAAGCAGCCCGGTTGCCAGCTTTCGGGATTGCGTAGCCGGTCCACCCAGCCGCACACCTCGCCCTGGTACACGACAACTACGCCGCCCCGTCCGGTATAACCATGTTGATCCCGCCACTGGCGGGCAAGCTCCTGGTGGTTCATTTGATACCTTCGGTAATTTTCGCTCTGATTGACCGGCTCAGTATTGAGTCCGGCACTTCTCGATAAACGCCAGCACTCGCTTCCGCTCATACCGCACGTGCTTGTGCGTAAACCGGATCGGGGACAGCACATGGCGGTGACGGTGGCTGTTGTTCCACTCGCGCAGCGTCTTTGTAGTGATACCCATGATCTCGGCGGCCTGTTCCGGCGTCAGTAGGGCGCTATCCTCCAGACTTCTTTGCATCTGCAGCGCCATTTTCATCAGACCATGGCCGCTTTTCGCTGAAACTTGCTCGCTACTCATCGCGCAACTCCCATTTTGTTATCGCTCGTAACCCTCCCCTCCGGGAGGGGAGCAGTAAACCCACAAATTATCCTTCCCACCAATCCTCGTTGCGTTCCTCGATGCACTCAGCACACAGCATCCGGTCGCCATCAAATGTGCTGCTGTATTGCGCTACTGGGGCCATGGCGCCGCAGTCCTGGCATTCTCCCACTGCCCGCAGTTGCACTGGCTGTTGCTGGGATGCGCCCTCGCCCTCGGCAGCTCGCTCCAGGCTGCAGCCGTCCAGGTTGAAGGCTTCCATGTCAGCCAGACTAAACACCCCGGCTTCGGCGTGGTCTTGCGTGTAGCCATAGCCGCCGGGCAGCCAGTAGCCGCGCTCACTCTTGATGTGATACCGCATCCTGCCTCCTTTATCCTTAAATAAGTTTTTACTGATTTGCGTATTTCTGTAAAAGAAGCTCTCTGACCTCATCGGCGATCTTGGTGCCCCGGGCTGCACACTGGGACTTGATGGCCCGGTGCAGGCTCTCGGGTATGTCGATGGTCAGCCGCTTGGTGGCCTCCCGCTCGGGGGCTGCGCGCTCCTTTACCCACTGATCGGGGTTGGCAGGTTGCGCTGCGGTCGGCTTGGCGCCAATGGTCACTTTCTTGCTGTTCATGTTAGCGATACTCCTTCAGTTCGGCGGTCACAGCTTCGATTTCGGCTGCGGCCGGCCCGTTGGGCTCAAGTTCATGCACGGCCAACCCCCGGGCGGCGGCCTCGGCAAAAATCACGCGCTGGGTGATGGTGGCGGCCAGGGTGGACAGTGAGTACCCGGCAAGGGCCTCGCCCACATCCCGGCCAATCGCCGTATTTGCGATTTTACGATTCACCACAAAGGCGGCGGCCAGGCTGTCCTTGTATACCCTGGCTTCCTCGATGAGCTTAACCACCT